CCAGGCCACTTCGGCAAAAGAAATTAAAGAGCTTTACACTTGGTGGACTGTTACCTATCGTGCTCGTCCAGACCCGCATGATGCCAGTGGTTGGAGTGCTCACTGCGATGCGATGCGTGTCAAGTATCCGGGTAGCTTTTTCTCTAGCCTAAACAGCAAGGATCCAGTAGATCGTAAGGCTAGCGACAAGGCTCATAAGCTTCTGCAAAAGATTGAAGCTGCATACGAAAAAGAAGATGAGGCTATGATGATACGCCTTATTAAGATTAGAGAAAGTCTATGGACTTAACTTCTACTGTATGTTGCCAAGTACCAAAAAAGTACTCGGAAGAGTACGATTGTTACTATTGTGAATCTTGTAACATTTGGGCAGAAGATAAATGCAATGATCCTACGTGCGAGTTTTGCACTACAAGGCCAATGACACCAATGGAGACTAATAATGACAATGCCTGATGAACGCTATCGAGCAATGGTAGAAGGACTAAAGCTAATTGAAGACTTGCTTATACCGCAAGTGACTCCAAGAGTGCCCGGGGAAATTCGAGAACGTGCTCGCTGGATAATGCGGCACTATCCAAGTGCATACGAGCTCGAACGTCTTGCAGCAAATGTTCCATCTATGCTGTCGACAAAGAATTTTAACGGAGAGAAGATCAAATGACATCTTGGACTATAACACTTGAGGATGCAGAAGATGGTAGTGGCGATCTTGTACTGCCACTACCGCAGGATCTATTAGATAATGCCGGATGGAAAGAAGGCGACACTCTTGAATGGATTGATAACAACAACGGCACATGGTCGATGAAGAAAGTAGAAGCTCCAGCCTGAACTAACTGCTTGCTAATTTAGCAGCTTTATTTTTGGCTCTTGTTAGCTTATATTTTTCAATAGTTTCCGGCGATCGTTTATGTGAATCATTGGCCTTCATTGTTGCCAGTCGTTTAGCAATTGATTCTGGACTATTTGGATTCGTAGTTCCATTTGCCTCTTTAGTGACACGGCATTTGGCAAGTGATTCTGACGTAATAGTATTCAAAGTACCATATTTTGCCAGTTTAGTTTCAACGCCTTTGGCAACTGATTCCGGGCTAGTGAGATTCAAAGTACCATATTTTGCCAGTTTAGTTACTAAACCTTTTGCAATTGATTCTGAAGTTTGTTTTACGCCCTCACCAGATTCTGCAATTAAGTTTGCCCAGTCGTCGCTGTCAACCACATTCCATAACTCACTATAATATAGACCAAGTTCTTTGACTTCTTCATTTGAAGTGCATTCTTTGAGGATTGTAGTGGTATAATCGTACCCGTGTACTTTTAGATGACTGGTCCATCTGGTTCCAGAATCTGGATATTTGTGTGGATCTTTTCTTATTGTTTTGCCAAGATATTTTAGGCCAGTGACATTATGTGTCTTGACGTATAGATAAATAATCATGCTGATGTTCCTCCAGAACGTTAGAGCCGGTAGATATGTCGAGTATCGTGATCGGCACTTTTATTTATCATCTTAGGTTGACAGTGCGGCTGGCTTGCAGTATAATATCAACATAGGAGAAAATAATGGCAAATGAAATGAACTACAACAAGCCTGGCAATCATATTATGGTTGACTTAGAAACACTTGGCACTAAACCAAATAGTTTAATGCTTACTATTGGCGCTATTCGTTTTAACCCTTGGGCAGAGGATACTAACAATCCAATGGAGAAGATGGATACGTTTTATCGACGTGTTAGTTTTGAAAGTTTTGAAGGATTAGATCATGTCATTGATGACGACACCCTTGCTTGGTGGGGAAAGCAATCTGAAGAAGTTAGAGAGGAAGCATTTAATGAAGAAGGCCGTGTTGATATACGTGATGTTTTGCGCGATTTCCATCGCTGGTGCGGTGGTGTTGACGCTATCTGGGCAAATGGTACCGGGTTCGACTTAAACATCCTTGAACACTTTAGTCGTGAACTGAAGCGCGGGGTTGCATGGAAGTATTGGCAGGCTCGTGATGCCCGCACATTATATGCACTTGTTCCTGGTCTTGAACGACCACAAGGTGCTGCTCACCATGCACTATGGGATTGCTGGAGCCAACTGGTTGGTGTGCAACGTTCCTTCAAAGCTCTTGGTATCAATGAGTTAACTTCTCGTTAATACTGTACTAAGTAATACACCGGTCTTCGGACATCATCCCGGTATACAAACTCTGCTGCCTATGCTATAATCAACATAGGAGAAAACAATGGCAACAACACTAACCCCAGTCGCATACAAATATACTTCAACTAAAGAGTATCATGATGCATTTCCGTGCGCTTATCGTCAATGGCGATCCGACTCACACTGCAATCTAATTCACGGCTATTCATTTAGCATGAAGTTCTACTTTGGAACTAACGAGCTAGATGCACGTAATTGGGCTGCTGACTACGGCGGACTTAAAGAACTAAAGAAGACCTTAGAGAGTCAATTCGACCATACACTTATTGTAGCACAGGATGATCCGGATATGGAAACATTCAAGTTGCTGCAAGAGCGGAACATGGCTAAGATCGTAGTGCTACCTAAACTAGGATGCGAAGGCCTAAGCGACATGCTTTACAAGTATGTCAATGGCGTTTACATCCCAGAGATGTGGGGTGAGGGCGAATCAAAGCGTCTTTGGTGTTACAAAGTAGAAGTACGTGAAACACAAAGTAATATGGCGTTCCGTGAAGGACACCGTGAGTGGAATGAGGACCTGTTCGCTTAATGCGATTACTTCAACTTAAAGAACTTCAGCAAAGCTATAGCTTAACTCAAGCTGTCAGGCCTGCTGAGGTTTGGGGATTACCAATCCAACCCGAAGCTGAAGGAATCTCGCTGACTATTATCGAGTCCATAGCCGACGTAGCAGAAGGATGGACTGGCTGGGGTTTTGGACAACAGAATACCTGGTTGCTATTTGAAAAACAAGAAGATGCTATTATAGCAAACGTTACGCTTGGAGAGTCGTATGTCTAACATTAAATCATTTCTAGGCAAGCAAATTGATCAAGACGCTGCAATCATTGATAAAGAAATTGTAGTGCAATCAAAGCACAATCTGGATACATTGAGTGCTATGACGAAGAAAGAGGTCATAGCTTATGCTCATAAGTATGCTATACTAATTAACTCCCGCAAGAAAAAGGAAGAGTTAATAGATACCATTCTAAGGAACTAATATGGATAATCAAGTAAACATTACAGATGCAGCATACGCCAAGGTTAAGGAGATTATCTCCGAAGATGCCAAATTGGAAGGTGTAGCATTGCGTATTTTTGTGCAAGGTGGCGGATGTTCGGGCATGGAATATGGCTTTACATTTGATGCAGATGTGAACGACGACGACTTTAATTTTGAGCAAAATGGTATCAAGGTCTCAATTGATTCGATGAGCATGACATATCTAACAAATGCAGTCATTGACTACAAAGAAGATTTAAACGGTTCAAGATTTTCAATTGAAAATCCAAATGCACAAACTACATGCGGTTGCGGTAGTTCTTTTAGTCCGAGCTAATTATGGAAATTGATTACCTCTCAATGACGTTTGACCAACTTATGGAGCGGCAACGTATGATCACTAAAAAATACAACGCTGCATATTCTGGCGGTGCAAGTCAAGAAGTTAAAAATCAAATTTTAAATCATATGGATGCTATTCGGCAAGCCATGTATGAAATTGGCTACAAGCAAAGTTTTGCAGCAAGTGATAGTGATGATCCATTCAAAGACAGCATTATCTAACATGCCAACTACAACATTAGTGGAGAATGATTTGGTAGAATTATTGTACCAAGGTAAAATGGGATTGCTTACAGCGGATCGTAGTCTACTAACAACTTATGATGCTGGTTGTTCTGCATTGGGGCAGAATAAAGTGTTTAGTGTTGTCGAGCTACCAGAATCAGTTGAAGAAGCAGTTAAGCAATGGAATATTCCTGCACATATCGAAGAACTTGATTTAGACGTTTACTTTGCAACCAAGGTAGAAACGTTGGAAGAAGCCTTGCGAGTAGTAGAAGAATTGAGATTGTATAGAGAAAAGAAAATGATACCAATGCTTAGATTTATGATCTATTTGGTAGAGGTAATGAAGGGCAATGATATTGTCTGGGGAGTTGGTAGAGGTAGTTCAGTTAGTTCCTTTCTATTGTATTTGGCAGGACTACATAGTATCAACTCGGTTAAGTATAATTTAGATATCAAGGAGTTTATTAGATGAGCAATTCACGGTACAAAACGCACACTGGACGAGAGTTCAACATGAGTGCGTTCGCTGAAAAAAATGGTGATACAAGGGCCGTTGGTAATGTATCAATGAACGCCCGCGGAGATATTGTAGATGCAAAGGGCAATGTAAAAATTCCCACACAAACAATATCACGTGCATTAGCAGATATTAAAAATAATGAGAGCAAAACTGTTAGCCTAAAAGCTGATGAAAGCATTACTCCAGTTCAGAATAATCCAGTACGTGCTGACAATATTCCTACTATAGTAGCTTCGCGCGAAGTTAATACCATTGATGGCCCTGCGACAGAAGTTGAATATTCCGATGGCAGCATGCAGGTTATTCCAAAAGTACAATCAACCCCAACGAGCCTATAATGCAAACAATTAGACCTTTACAAAATCGCGTCCTTGCTGAACTAATGGGGCTTGATGACCGTGTTACTGCCAGCGGCATTATTATCAAATCCGAAGATGGCAAGGATCGCGGAGTACGACCGCGCTGGGCCAAAGTACGCTTAGTAGGCGAAGGCATTGATTGGGTACAGCCCGGACAGTATGTATTAGTATCACATGGTCGATGGAGCAGACAATTTGAAACTGAGCATCTGGGTGAGAAACTCAAGCTAGTCTACCTTGACAACAAAGAAGTATTGGCTGTATCGGATTCTGATCCAATGGACGACTTTGTAGGTGTTGGTATTGATACTGCCCCAACCATTCACCGCGCAGAAGATTTCGGCGCAAATTAAACTTGACACATGTTGCGGGTATATGCTATACTTGCAACATGAAAACAGATAAATGTAGTACCTGCAATAAAGCATATTCAGTAAGCTGCGACTACAATCAGGGCCGCTGCCCGATGCATCCTCCATATTTTCCTGACTTCCCAGAGTACCATCTACGGTATCTCAATCTGGGCCAATCTATTAAAAATCTTTGGAACAAGTTATGGAAGAAATGAGAGTTGCAAAACTTTGCTGAAGATGTTATAATAGCTAAACTAAAAGGAAACTGAAACATGACAATTGAAATCCAACCCAAAGACACTAGTAGAAATCATTTCTATGTAAGTTTAGCTAAGAGCTTGATTCGTATTATTGCAGGTGGTGCGCTGCTTGCTGGTCACATTGCAGAAGCAGGTGGCCTGCTTATTTTAGCAGAAGTGCTTGGCATTGCAGAGGAAATTGTATGAATAGTGTTACACTAAATCGAAAGCAGATTGCGCAGTTGATCGAGATTGCCACTAAGTTTACAGAAACAGAAAATTTTACCATTGAATCAGAAAGTCTAAGTGGCATTGGGCCAAATATAGCAATCAGATTTGATTTGTTTGAAACATCTGATACAAAAATTGATATTACAGATGTGAGTACTTGGTAATGTTTAATTGGTTTAAACGTGAGCCAGTAGAACAGACTACTGCAACTGATGACATGATGCTTGGCGACTATCCAGGACATGTACCGCCAAGACCCATTCCAACACCGTCTAAGCCGCTCATGCCGCCCGTGACCCAAGAAGCAGTATATACCATTGGGGTTAACTCCGAAGGTGCAACCCAATTTCGAATAAAAATGGATTATGGTTCGGCTACACTAACAATGACTACTGCAGGTGTCATTGATTTAATTGAAGATTTAGCACATTCGATTCGCAAGGATTATAATGTAGTAATTGTTCCAGAGGATGAAGCATGAATGCAACAGACGTAATTGGCCGTATTATGCAACTAACAGAATTTACGGTTACAACCAAGTGTATTGGTACATTGCAATTCAACGGAGTTGTGCCGTTTGATTTGACAATCAAAGACAATGTAGTAACTGCAAAGGTATTGGCAGTTACATTTGATGAAGCAGTTGCAACACTGCATAACTTCCTGTATCCAAATGGCTAGTCTAGCTGAGTACTTTGCCGCCAACCGTTATAACGGCAAGTGGCAAATTGGTGACAGAGTGTTTGGTTATTACAACAAGATTCCCTTTGTTGGCTCTGTAGGCAATGACACATTGATCAATGAACTAATTGGTCCACAAGTATCTATACATTTGGATTTACCAATCAAGTTGACAGATAAGCTGCAAAATGTTATAATACTAACAGGTAAAGATATTAAAACGTTGAAAAAACTAATCGAGTACAAATAATTATGGAAAATAAAAACCTAACAGATGCACTGATTCAGCTGCATGGCATTGCACGTTTAATCGAAGGCGAGATTGGAACTGGAGCACTCAGCGAAGATATTCGTAAGTGTGCAGAT